AATACAACACCCTTGTGTTAGCTTTATCCGTGGAGATACCGGCATCATATACGATTTCTAAATTTAGGCAGTATTGTGGAAAAACTGTTCAGACTTCAAAATATCTGAACGGTTCATGTCCTATTTGCAGGGAAGGAAAATCTTGGGGAAGAAAAAGAAGATTGTATTATATGTTTCAGGGTGATTATCTATACTGCCAAAACTGTTCTGGCAGTTGGACACCATATTTTTGGATAAAAGAAGTGACTGGAATGTCATGGTCTGATATAAAAAAAGAGGTGGAAGAATATACTGGTGATCAAATAATATTCACCGATTTTTCACAACCTAGTGCTGAATATTCACCTGATATTCCGGTGCTCCCTGGTGAATGTGTTAATATAGGCGATCCAAATCAATTACGGTATTATATTGAGAACCCGGTCATAAACAAGGCTATTGATTATATTCGCAAAAGACGGTTGGATACCGCACTATTTTCACCAAAGACCTATTATGTATGTCTGAACGACAAATATAATAAGAATCGGCTGATTATTCCGTATTTTGATGAATATGGTCGGATTGAAACATATATTGGTCGAACGTTCTTACCAAATGATGAACGACGAAAATATCAATTGAAGTTTAATAGTCCAAAAGGAGTTTTTAATCTTAATAAAATTGATATTGATTTCCCTTATATATTTCCAATTGAAGGCCCTATTGATACCATGTTTTTGAGAAACGGTGTCGGAATATCCGGCACATCAATGACTACAAATCAAGAAGAACGAATAAATGCGGTTCATCCTGAGCACAAAAAAATATGGGTATTTGACAACCAACGAACTGAAGGTGAAGAAGTTCGGAATAAAATAGTGGATAAAATCAAAGAAGGAGAAACTGTTTTTATGTGGGAAGAAGAATTTGAAAATTATAAAGATCTTAATGTCTATTGTGTAGAAAAAAAGCTGGATCAGGTAGATCCAGCTTTAATTGAGAAATATAGTTATTCGGGTGAACGAGCGTTACTTAGACTTTAGAGTGCTGTGCATTTTTATTTGGCACAGGACCATCTTCAGATGGTGCGGAAACGTCACCGATAAAATCCGTAATCTTGGCTTTAAGTGTCGCAAATTTACCTTCTAGTTCTTCAACAGCAGTCGTAAACTCTGCAAGTTCAGAATGAAGTTTTTCAAAGGCCGAATTTTTAGCCGGATCGGTCGCAATAGTCATTGCAATAACAGCAGGTGCATCGTTTGAAAGTTGATCAAGTTTAGCACCTTTATAGGTGTTAACCTTATCAATTTCTTTGAAAATTGTGCCAACATTCCCTTTGATCTGACCAAAGGTTGAGGTCTTGACTGCATCAGGTGCAAGTTTATTTGCAAAACCTTGGATTTGATCCATGAAACGCTTCACAATCGCATCTTTGTGTTGAGAAATCCCTTCAACATCAAATGCATCTGGATCAGTGTCATCATCAGCAAAATCTGCGACTCCTTGATCCATATCCATATTATTAGCTGGACCAGGAAGCATAGGATTTTCTAACAGCACGCGATCAAAAGTTTTTTTCCAAAATGAATTTGACATATTCATTTATTTATCAAAAAAGAAATAAAGTTGTTGACTCGTATATCACTATCTGTTATAATGGTGAATGTTAGTAGTTGTAGCCACACCAAAAAATAGCGAAGAATACTGGAATAGTGTTCCAGGTAGATGTTTATCTACGATTGCAAACAAAAATCACAATTTTAAGACCAAAATAGTATATAATAATACTGACGGACTTCCATATGTGTATAACAATGTTGCTGGAGACTTAGAAGAAGACATTGCCTTCAACTATTGCTTCAATGATAATATTTGTGTATTCATACACGATGATGTTGAAATACATGACCTATTCTTTTATGAAAAGTTAAAGAAAGCGCATGAAACATATGATATCGTGGGTGTAGCAGGCGCAACAAAACAGGTTTATACAAAAGATAAACCGTCTTTATGGCACATGGCGTGTGATAATTTTATATGGGGAACAAACGGAAGACCCGGAGATGGTAGAGGATTTATCACAACTCCATCAAATGGGTTTTTAACCCAAACCTTTTTTGGCCCAACTCCTGCGGAAACTGCGATGATTGACGGTTGTTTTATGTCAGTCAATATAAAACGTGCTAAAGAAGTCGGATTGACTTTTGATGAAGATTTTGACTTTCACCACTATGATTTACAACTGGCCCTTGACTCTATAAAATTGGGATTGAAAATTGGTGTATATCCTATATATGTGATTCACCACAGTCCAGGACTACTGAGTTTGCAGGACGAAAAGTTTGTAAAAAGCGATAAAAAATTTAAAGAAAAAGTATTATGAATAAAGTATTATATACATGGGACCATATAATTGATGAGAACGGTAAGACATATCAGGAATGGATCACTGAGGAAGAAGCAGTCGCAAATAATAAGATTAAGAGCGATATGTTGGAAACCTTGTCCAAACTTTCAGCACAACATCAGAAAAGAATGGAAGAATGGAAGAGTTGTATGACGCCCAACAATGAAAACAATATTTGATGTAATTGATCAGATTGTCTCGGATAAAAAGCCTTATCAATTAAAACCTGATGATGAATTTTCACCTTATGTAGTCCAACGTGGATTTTCCATGATAAATCCGCAGACCGCAGATATTCTCAATCAGACGACGAATATTCTACATAAAAGCGCGGATAATCAAATGTTTTTTGATCTGTGCCGAATGTTGACTCCTAAAGTAAAGGGTAGAATTCCGTGGATAAAAAAGACACCAAAAGAGGGGTCGAAGAATATTTCGCCTTCTAAGATAAAGGAGTTAGCTATTATATTGGAACGAAGTGAGACTACGATTCGATCATATCTGGAAGTTGATCCTAATTTTTTAGATCAATATTTAGAAAAATGAATACTGTTGTTAATATAAAAACCGGAAAACCATATGATTTATATATTGGACGGGAAAACAGATCATATGGTTTAAAGGCATCAAAATGGGCAAACCCGTATATAATAGGAAAATATACGAGAGATGAATCATGTGATTTATATATTAAATATGTGAGAGAAGGACCCCTGTGGAATGATTTAGAAGAACTTGAGGGATTGGTATTAGCATGTTGGTGTAACACGATAGAACGCTGCCACGGCAAAGAATTGATAAAATTGTTAGCAGAAAAAAAGTATAACGAAATATCTTGAAAAGGGTTAAAATGATTTTAAGTAAAGATCATGGCAGACAACCCGAACGAATTAGTAAATTACAACATAGATTATAAAAATTGGAATATCAAACAATGTCAAGGTCCATGGCTATGGCTTTTGATGGTGGATGAACCGGACTCTGAGTATATTACACTTGGAAGCGGACTCCAGGTTAAGACCCAAGAACATGTAAAAAATGCATTTCGTGTTGTAAAAGTTATTAAGAGTGGTCCTGATTGTAAAGTTGCAAAAGAAGGTGATTTCGTGTTGATTCCGCCCGGTAATTTTATGGCAGGGCATAAAACAAAGGACGGTCATAAAACAGCATTCATCCGCGAAGAAATGATTTTGGGAACTTTGGAGTTCGATGGAACTAAAGATGAAATGATTCGTGCAATCAAAGAACAACTACAGACTGGAATATAATAATGTCACGTTTTGGTCCAAAAAATAACAGAATTAGATATCCAAATCGCATTGTGGAAAGACCTTCAATCAAGTCGCGATCTGGTAATGCCAAATTATACGCCTAAAAAGTGGTTTGAGTGCGATGTGATGGCGGTCACAAAAGCAGGATATCTGGAGGAATATGAGATAAAATTATCAGCCAGTGATTTCAAAGCAGATGCCAAAAAATGTGCGGTTGATGGATATTGTATTGATTTTAATTCAATCCATTAAAAGGAATTAGAAAAATTTAACAGAAAGTATAAATAGTTTTTATGACTTCCAAAGAAGTATTGAAACTATTAAAGGTTACTAGACCGACTCTGACTTCCTATGTAAAAAACGGAAAAGTCAGAGTTGAACCATTACATAATGGTTATTATAATTATAATAAGGAAGATGTGTTTAAATTGTTGAGCAAAGATGTTGTTAGAAAAAATATCATATATTCCAGAGTTTCCACTAAAAAACAGAAAAATGATTTAGCAAATCAAGAACAAACATTAATACAATTTTGTAATAAGTCAGGCTATACCATTCATGATTCGTATAAAGATATTTCTTCTGGAATGAATTTTGAAAGAAAAGGTTTTAATCAAATTTTAGATGATTTGTTTGAATTTAAAATAGATAAACTTTTTATAACATATAAAGATCGTTTATCCAGACTATCGTTTGATATGATCAAAACTGTTTTTAAAGAATTTGGATGTGATATAGTCGTTATTAACGATATTGATGATCCAAAGACTGTTGAAAAGGAAATATTCAATGAAATTATTTCAATAATACATTGTTTCTCAATGAAATTATATTCCAGTAGAAGAAGAGAAAAATTTAAACTTCTTGAGAAAGATCTACAAATGGAAGAGGATGCAATTAGTTTATAAATTTAATCATTATAAAAATAATGAAAAGCTGGATATATTATCTAAAACGTGTAATGATCTATATAATCAAACACTGTATTTGATTAAAAACCACTTTGAGAAAACTGGAAAATATTTGTCGGCATTTGAAATGGATAAAATAATGAAAGTAACTCCTAATTTGGATGGGGAAATAAATTATAAATTGTTGAAAGCACAATCTTCTCAACAAGTTTTAAAGATACTAGATAAAAATTTTAAATCATATTTTAAATCAATAAAGGATTGGAAGAAAAATCCATCAAAATATAAAGGAATGCCAAAACCGCCAAGTTTTAAGAAATCTGGAGACAGATCAATCATTTATTACACCAATCAAAATTGTAAAATTAAAGGTAATCTATTGATTTTAGACAAAGATTTGATTATAAATTTACCACAAAACAAAGAATTTAAGCAATTCAATCAAGTTAGAATTATGCCAAAGAAAAATTATTATGAAATAGAAATTGTATACGAAAGAATGGAAGCGCCAAAGATTGATTCCGGTAATGTTGCCAGTATTGATTTTGGCATCAATAACATAGTAACTATGATTTCTAATTTAGAAAGACCAATAATTATCAATGGTAAACAAATAAAAGACTTTAATCAGTTATACAATAAACAAAAAAGTAGGTTGGTTAGCATTAAAGATAAAATGAAAGTAAAAGGATATACGAAGAAATTATATGAAATAGAAACCAAAAGAAACAATAAAATGAAAGATATGATGCATAAAATTAGTGCATTTATAGTTAATTACTGTAAAGTAAAGAATGTAGGTAAATTAGTTGTAGGTTATAATAAATCGTGGAAGACCCACATTAATCTTGGAAACAAGACAAACCAGACATTTACACAAATTCCTTTTGCTAAACTTTTACAGATGTTAAATTATAAATGTAAATTGATTGGATGCGAATTAGTAGAAACAGAAGAATCATATACATCTAAATGCGATCATTTAGCAGATGAAGAAATGAAACACCACAAAGAATATAGAGGTAAACGCATTAAAAGAGGTTTATTTCGTTCCAGTATTGGTAAAGTATTGAATTCAGATGTAAACGGTGCATTAGGAATTATGAAAAAAGTAGTTGATAAATCTTTCGTAAGAAAAATAATCAATAGTGGGTTCTTGTTTAACCCAGTTAAGATAAGGAATGTGTTTGAAATAAACAGATTTAATCTCTTGACAAACAGTTCTAATTGTGTTAATATCCTTTAATGGAAATTAATACAATGAATAGAAAAGATAACATGGATAAATGTGTTAAACGTGAATTACGAAGGATAGAAACCTATAATAAATATCTGAAGTGAACAATGCACAACTACAGCACATAATTGGAACACACGTAGTTGAATTAGAGTTTACTAGGCGTCATCCAAAATTAGGATGGTCAGATATAAGAGGTTTGTTTGGAACAACAAATCCGCAATTATTAAACAGTGATTTTGGATTTCAAGTGCTAAGATTTAGTCCTCCATCTGGAGCCGGAATGTCATATGATTATAAATCTAAAGGGTTGTGTGTTGCATGGGATATCTTTAGACAAGATTTTCGAGTATTTGGATCAGAACAGATAAGTTGGCATAGAAAATGGCCGTTAACGACCGAAGAAGAGATTGAGGAATTTAAGCAATATTTTTATGATTATATCATAAATTTAAGTCAAGATAATAGGCTCAAATTTATGGGATATACTGGAATGGAAGCTGCACAACCAAAACCAGGAATTCCATCAACTCCATCCGCCCAATCTAAATGGAAAAAAGTGATGAATTTTCTTCAAAACAAAGTGGAAGGGTTTAAATCTGGTTGGAAAAAGTTTTTCAAAAAATCTAGAACTGGTATTAATTAATTCTAAATATTCTTCACATGGTAGAAAATGAATTAGAATCTATATTAAAACGATATTTCCAACAAAAAATAGAGATTCGTATAGGAGAAGAATTGATAAAATCCGGACAATTTTTATTGTTCCAAAACTCGTTAGATAACAGTAATTATTTTTTTGCCCTGAGTATAAAACGTAAAGATAAAATAGATTTGATTAAAATTCCATATCCCTATGCAATAGATGAATATGAAGACGAGGGGTTGCTTTATTTAGATTATAGAACACAGACATTGGTTAAAAACAATGTGGAGCTTCTGGCAAAATTAAATGCATATACTGCCACACAATTAGAAGAAAAAAGTAAATTTTTTGATAAAATAGTAGAAATTCAATTCACCGATGCAAAATAATAAATGGTTCTTTTCACTTAAATCTGGAGAAATATATGAGATTCCGCTGGAAGATACTCAGTATCTTGATAACTGGCAAATTCCGCTAAAGGAAAAACCCGGTAAATGTAATAAATGTGATGGAAAGGTCAGAACCAACTATTATATTACAGGTCAACGATTTGAAATGTGTAATAAATGTGCCAAGAAATATATTGATCATGAATATATAAAGATGAGAAATCATGGAATCCCCCAAAATCAATAGTTTTATCTATCGTAAAAAACATAAGTATGGTTATCAATACTTTTATGTGGATTTGATTACAGAAAAACAAAAAGAATTATCTAGTCAAGTCGAGGGATTTGTTCATGCAGATGATGAAGTTACTTTAACTGATATCGAAAATCTTGGTGACGGAAAATACAAGGTTTTGCCTATTGCAGTATCAAACATAACCTTTGATGGATCACCTATACCAGCAGCCAGCATAACAGTTGATTCACTTATTGATATTGTTTTACGTGCAGCCGCACTCACATTAAAACGTAATAAGATTGGCTAAGATAGTTGAATTATCATAGTAGAAATCAACTATATTTTTTGCACTAAGATTGATGTTCATGGTAGATACATTATTGGAAAAAGTCCATTGTGTTCCCCATCCGGTTATACTAACACTTGATGTTGGAGAGGTCTTAACCAATATTTTACCATATTGGCCGTCAACAATATTTGAAATATTATTAAAGAATCCATTTGCAGTGACCGTCACCACCACATTAGAATTATTGTTCGTAAAATCATAACTAATCGTTCCGTCTGTTGCCTGATATATTGTGTTACGGGTAAACGACGGTGTATTTGCCGATACTCCAGTGATATAACTATATAATGTTGCACTAGCAGAATTTAGTCCAGATGATACAAAACTAGTTTTGGTGTCTATAGAGGTTGATAAAAATGTGGTCTGTGTATAGATATCCGAAAATTTGTCAACCGCATATGCTGACAAATTATATAAATTATTGTCCAGTGCAGATGCATTTAGATTAAAAGTTGAGAGCGTATTCCCTACACAATTCGTATTAGCCACTATATCAACAAAATAAGTCATTTGGAATTATTTAATGGGGGAAAACAAAAAAGCCACTAGTAATATAGTGGCTTTTTTGGTTAGTATTTTATGTATGTATTAGAAGAGATCTTCGCCTTTACCACGGCCAAATCCAGTTTTGTTTTTACCAAAATCTGCATCACCGTTACCCTTTACCAAATTAGAAGGTGATTGTTTACCTGCTTTTCCGTCACGTTTGTCTTGAGCGCCCTTGTGAGCACCTTCACCGTTATGGCCTTTAGTTGGCTTACCACCGACTTTCACTTTATCCTTTTTGATATTTCCATTTGCATCTACCAAATCAGTTTTAGGAAGGAGTCCTGCTTTACCAGAATAATCAGCCTGGGCACCTACATGAGCACCCGCACCATCAAATCCATAGGATTCAAGTGGGATATCATTCACATCATCTTCACCTTCATCGCCAACATATTCACCATCCAGATCACCAATAAGTGCCTGAAGTTGGTCAATTACAGCCTGAAGAGATGCTTTCGAAACAGTAATCTGTTCACCTTCATCATCAAATCCCATAGTGTCGTCACCCACACCATCTCCAATATCAGCAGCACCATCAAAATCTTCGTTAAAAGTTTTAATTATATCACCAAAAATACTGGAAAACTGTGTAGAATCATTATACATGTCGGGAGTCCATTCGCCCTTGGTTTTTTTCTTTTTATCCTTTTCCTTTTTATCTTTTTCTTTCTTATCGTCAGATTCGGTTACAACAATAGCTTGCTGTTCAGTCACAGTTGGAGCACCAACGATGTATTTTTCCATATAAAGGTCACTAAGATTTTTGTCTGTTTTTTCCATAGATAAGTTTTATTTATTATAGAATGAATTTTTTCTTAAATTGAGGAAACAATTCTTTATTTGTAAGTAATTTTATAATGGCTGTAGAAAAAGGAAAAAAAAGAAGAAAAGATGTATATCTGAAAAACAATAAGGAACTTCCAATTGATGTGCAAGTGGATTATGAACCTTGGCAAATTGAAGAAATCAGAAAATGTAGGGAAGATATCATATACTTTGCACAAAATTATTTTTATATTGTGCATCTAGATCGGGGTAAGGAACTAATGCAGTTATATGATCCACAAATTAGAGCGATCAAAAAAATAGTAGAGAATCGTAACACTATAGTTTGTGCATCAAGACAATGCGGAAAAACCAGTTTTATGACGGTAGTATGTCTGTGGTATGCACTATTCAACAGTAATTATAACATTGCTATTCTTGCAAACAAGGAAAAAATGGCAATGGAAATTTTACATAGAATAAAATTGGCATATCGCGGCTTGCCAACTTGGTTAAAATCCGGTGTTCCAGAATATACCAAGGAAAGTGTGGTTTTTTCCAATGAATCTAAAATATTTTCATCAACCACGTCCGCAGATTCTATCCGTGGACAATCAATCAATTTATTGTTCCTTGACGAGTTCGCATTCGTTCCACCTGAAATTGCAGAAGAGTTCTTTGCATCTGCGGTCCCAACAATTTCATCATCAAAAAAATCGAAAATTGTCATAGTATCAACACCTTTCGGTGCAACAGGACTATATTATAATATTTTTTCTAAGGCAGAAAAAGGCGAAAATGGATGGGCATGGGAAAAAATGTATTGGTATGAGTTGCCTGATAGGGACGAGCAATGGAAGAAAGATCAATTAAAAATGATCAACCATGACATGGATAAATGGAATCAGGAATACGAACTCCAATTCTTGAATAATGGTCAGACAGCATTGAATGCCATTTTGATCAAACGAATGAAGGAAGCATGTTTACCAGCACCTGAATCATTTGATGATGGAACATATCTATTATGGGAAGAACCTAAACCAAATAGAATTATTACAATAGGGGTTGATATTTCTGAAGGTGTTGGTCAAGATTATTCGGTATCCCAAATATTAGACATTACTAACCCCACAGACATCAAACATTGTGGTGTTTTTGCAACCAATACTTTGAAACCATATGAATATGCAGAAAAATTAAATCAAATTGTTCGTTCATGGGGAAGACCCTTTTTATGTATTGAACGTAATGGACCGGGTGGACAAGTTGTGGATGCAATGTTAAATGTCCATGGTTATGACAACATAGTATCAGTATCTAAAGTTGATGATGCGGCAGGTAGATATAAGGAACAGATAGGAATAATATGTCATCAGAACAATAAACTGGCAGGCAATACCAACATGCGCTATTATCTCGAAACATTGGAATGTGTTCATTTAAGAGATATAAAAACCGTAACCGAATTCGAAACATATGTTAGGAAAACTAATGGTCGTTCATGGGGTGCAATGAAAGGGTATAATGATGATCGAATTATGGCACTAATATGGGCATTATTTTTATTAGAAAAAACTGTTGCTAACAAATACCTAGATATATTAGAATATGATGAAACGGGACAAGTGATTTCCATTGCTGATCCAAATCAAGACATTGCGAATCAACTATTGGAATCATCTGGACCTAAAAAAATTGCATATGCAAGACTAGGCAATCAGCCACCACCATCATTATTCCAGTTTGGATCAATGCCAAGTTATAGGGATGCCGAAATATCAGATTATATGAGTAGCGGATTCAAATTTGTCTAAATAGATATCATGTATGAATATAATGCCAAAATTTTGCGCGTGGTTGATGGTGATACCATTGAAGTAGAACTAGATTTAGGATTTCATCTAAAATATAAAAATATGATTCGTCTTGCCCGAATAAATGCGGACGAATTACGTGATGGCGATCCTGAAAAACGGAATAATGCAAAAAAAGCAAAAGAATATCTAACAGTATTGTTACCTAAAGATACATCCGTGGTAGTACTTAGTAAGGCACTTGATAAATATGGCAGAATTTTAGGTGAAATCCTGGTCAATCAACTCAATGTTGTGGATAAATTATTGGAAGAAAAGTTAGTAAATTTATATGGCAAATAAAATTCCAACCAAACCTACAATTCCAGATAGTTGTCCGGTTCAACCAGCAGAATCAGAAGGATATTATACTGAATTACAAAGCCATACTAATGTTGCACGGCGCGATAAATTTAGGCTGACATTGGATGTTCCTTGTTTGTTGAAACCGTTGTTAAAAAAAGAAAATAGATTCTGTCATGGTGGTTCATTGGACAGACTATCATTTTCCGTCTGGGGATATGTAGTTCCTGAAGTGTCTGTTCCTGCCGAAGAAATATCTTATGGTGGGGAAGTTTTTCAATATTCATCTAATTCCAAACCATCTTATGGTGCAGTAAACGTGAACTTTACGGTTGATAATAAATTTGATAATTATTTTATACTATGGAAATGGTTGGAACTACAGAAGAATAATGAAGACCAATGTTTTTCATCCATGCCAGATTATATGACGACGATCACAGTTCATGCACTTGATGAATATAATAATCCGCTTGCCGAATGGAATTATACAAATGCATTTATATCCTCATTAGGTAGTTTAGAACCTGCTAGTCGAGACACATCTGAACTGGAATCAACCTTTGCATTCAATTTTTCACAACTTGAAATGCGATTGATTTAGAAAAAACTTGACATCTGATCATAAGTAGATTAATATACGATATGAAAACAAAATTTCTTTCTCTACTATTGGTGCTGGCCTTTACATCTTGTGCTAGCAGAACTACTCCATTTGGCAAAGACGTAACTGTTGGAACTGACACTAAAGGTTATGTTGCGGCAAGCGGTAATGCTGAATTTTCTATCAATGGAGGCTCATTAAAAGCAGATAAAATTCTGCTAATTGATGATGAAAATCAAAGTGCCTCGTTTTCAAAAGCAGTTGGTCTTGGACAAACCATTGTTAGATGGTATACTGCGGCAGGTGCTATCAAGTCTCTGGGTAAAGTAGGTGGCAGTGTGCTGCGTTCGAAAGAAGCAACTGCCCGGACGGTCAGTAACAATGCGGCATCTGTTGAACAAGCTAAGATTGCGGCTGATGTGTCCAAGACGCAAATTGAAGCTGATGCCGCAACATCACAGTTACAGATAACAAATCCATAATTAATAAAATATATTTAAGAAACCGGTTCAAAACTGAACCGGTTTCTTATTTAGTAGTATATAATACACGGTTCTATAAATTGCCAGATTTTTATAAATAATGAAATATGGCATCATTACCTACGCATTTAAGTCCCTCGGTAGAAATTCGAGAAAACGACCTCACCACACAGCAAACAACTCCGGTTGGAACAACTGTATTAGTTCCAGGGTTCGCTGAACAGGGACCAACTGAACCGACCTATGTTTCATCTATTCAAGAATTTGAAGAACTGTTTGGACTTCCAACATGTCCTGCAACAAGATATTCATATAATAGTGTAAGACAAATTTTGACCACTAGCCCTGGTAACGTGTTGTTCACCAGAACACCTTTTGGTAGTGGTGGTGGTTATGGATATAGTTCTGAATATTCTGCACTAGTATATCCTGTAATTGGTGTTTCAGCAGTAGAAAAAAATGTTTGTGAATACTATAGAAATGTGGATGAAGAAACCTGTAAAGTGGATTTCCCTGCACTATATAATGCATACTTTGTAAGTTCGGCCATTTGTTATGGTTCGTCTAATCTGGAATGCCCCCTTAATAGTCAAGATGAGACCGCAGGTAGATTATATATTCATGATCATCCAGTAGAATATAATTCTATTTGGACTGGTTTTAAATTTGTTGTTGATTCTGATACAACAGCAGAAAATCTTAGGGTTTTTCAATTAAGACCCGATACGACAAGTGGTGTTACTACTTATACTATCGTGACCTCAATAAATCTATCAGCAATTTATGCTAACATTGATGAAGACCAAAGTCATTTGTCTAATGATAGTAAGCGTCTGATTGTTGATATCTCAACCTCACCATTTGCAAGTGATTATTCGATCACAACTGGTTTATTGAGTGGACAAACTGTTGCAGGTATCGGTGTTAGTGCAGGTGATATTTTTGGAACATATTCAACCGATGCTGTTCTGAAATATTATAATGCAGATGCATCAGTTGCAGGAACTTATAATACTGGTTTGACTACCCTTGCTCAACTATCGGCAGGTAGGACATTTACTGCATATGCATCTTCTGTGTCTGCGGTTACACAAGATTTCTTGATTTCTTTCTGTGCAACTCCTGTTGAAGCAGGTCTTAGTTGCTCAACGATCACGGCACTTGGACTGACAGTTCCAGACGAAGATAAGTATGACTTCTATCCTATTGCTGGTGATGCACAATTAAATGATGCCAATTTCTATGTATTTGGTGAACCGATTGTTAAGAACCTGAATGCGGGTGAATATGAATTACTACAGAATGGTCAATTTAACTGGCAGTGTGGAACATTTGACAATGTTGAACCTGCACTTGATGTGGTGAACAACAATGTTCGTGGTGGTATAATCGTGGTAAACGACCTTCAATCTACACAGGGAGAAGATTTCACAGGTTATTACCTTGCACTGAACGACAATCTTAATATCAACCCTGCAACTGATTTTGATGCACTTACAGGTGTTGCTGGATATTATAGCACAACATGCCCTGGTGTTTCTGGTGCATGGATAGATGTTCCATCAGATCGTTGGAACTTCAAAGTGTCTGAGATTTTTAGTGGGACCGGTGGTTCTATTTCTGAAATTGTTGAGAATACTGTTGGTCCTAAATTTGCAGCAAAAGACTTTAATGATTCTCTTGCAGTATCGTTGTTCAAACTCAAACCTTCTAGAATGACTGAGACCATTAATAAACTTAATGCGAGCTTGGTGGAAAAATATGTTGGCTCATTGAATAAAAACAAGAAAATCAATGACGAATTTGGTGGTCCTCCACGTTCAGGATTTATTGAAGATGCGGTTAATACTTCACGTCGAATCAAAATGTTTGTCAACCCATATCTATCTGAAAATAATTGCTGGAATGACAATTCTGGAGTTCCACAAAAAACAGTAAGAATGTATAGGGAAAAAACCGCAACAGTGTTTGATAATTTTGATGCACAGGCAACACTTAATGCATATGGTAATAAACTATATGGAACGGGTTCTTACAATGGTAACTGTCGCGATGAGTTATTCACACTCTGCCAGAAAAAAGATATTGGTAATCTTCCGCTCAAGATAGAGCGTGCATTGATGGCGGTTGAAAATCCTTTGGATTATCCTATTGATATAGTTGTTGATGGTGGTTTATCTACTATTTGGGCAACTCGTCAATCAGTCACTACTAATGATTGCATCACCGATCCATCAATTTGTTATTACTATGATGATACATATTTTGTTGATACCGATGCACTTAGTCCTTTCAATGGAATTAATATGATTTCTACACTTGAACAAGCATGGACGACTGTTGCAAATGTGTTAAACAATTTCAACTTCACTCGTAAAACTGCGGGAGATGCCGGTGTTTTTGTCGTGCTTGATCCACTTCGCCAAACACTGGTCAATGGTAAAGATTATAAGATTGGTAATCGTCAAAAGAATATTATGCTTGATCCTACAACTGGTCAACCTACAGAGAAATATACAACTTTTGCACGTAATATCTTTGCACCTCTTAAAAATCTGACTGAAAACATTAATAGTTCGTATGCTACCTGTGCAGGTAACTGGATTAAATCTTATGATTCTAGTTCAGATTCTTATAGCTGGTATGGTCCTTCGTCATTCATTGCAGCCAAGGAATGCCGTAAAGATGGTAATGCATATCCATGGACTCCTGGATTTGGTCAAACCTATGGTGGTTTGTCCAATGTTATTGACCTTGCATATAATCCTAACCTAAAGGAACGTGATCTGCTTTCTCGCATTTCATTGAACCCAATCGTTCGATTCCCTGAAGGATACTTGGTATATAACTGCCTGACTCTGAATAAATCTTCGTCATCTGCACTAAACAAAGATTATATCCGTCGTGGTCTTCTATGGTTAGAAAAAGCACTGATCGTAACTTCCAGACCATTTATTGGACTCCCTAATAATATAACAACCCGCACACGCTTGAAAAACGTGACAACCAATGTCTTGCAATATATGAAAGATAATAGTGGTCTGAAAGATTATCAGGTTATTGTCAAAGGATCTGGCAGCAATATTCAACTGAGTGTATATGTGAACTTTGTTCAAGGCGTTGAACATATATTGATTGATGTCAATATATATGACGATTCACTGAGTATCAACGAATTGGTATAATAGTATAAAACGAAACCGTGGATAACATTGTTATCCACGGTTTTTTGTGTTCTTTTAACGATATACTTTACTAGGGAAATACGGTCCAATACTATTGTGTAATCTTTTCATTTCTGATGTTTGGTTATCACCAAATTGTTTAAAGAAATCAGCTAATTGCCCATCACCAGATGCAGTGAACATTGCTTCTAATGACATGCACACGCCATGTGCTGCCGATAAATGTGACCGTAAGACATCTAATTTATCCACAATCTTTGCACTCGGATCATCCCTTTCTAAGTATAATTTTTGTAATTTATCCATTATCGTATTTTATTCAGATTCTTCCATTCACTGATTTTGTCAACAAATTTTTTATATTTCAGTGAATTCTCTACAAATTCGTCAGACACCACAAAATTGTTTGCTGTTGCTGCAATGATTGGTTTTCTACTGTATTCTTTGGTTGTTGGTAATATCGGAAATGGTGATAACGCTCTCTCCTTTTCTATCACTTGTGGTTCTGGTATAGAAACACAGCTTGATAACAGAATACATAATATAAAATTTCTGACCATAAACCGTATTTAATAAATACCTAGGTGAACAATTTCAAACACCATTTTCAACTTTTTCTGGAACGAAAATATTTTTCTGATAACTTAGTGTTGTTCAGAAATATGGTATCACAACTGAAGATGCAACTAAAGGATTCTATTGATATCGTGGATGATGAGTTTTATTTAGATTTTGATGAAGATTCAACCGTAAGAATGAAGATACTGATGAGCCCACCAAAATCCATTAGTAAAAAACATTTTGGTGATGATGCGATTTATAATCCTTCAGACGAAACTATATATTTGTTTCTTAAAAATATATTTGATGATATCCCCGTGGATAAAATAATCCCATATACAAGGAAAATGCCAGTAAGATTGGAAGAAGTAGTTATTCATGAATTATCTCATGCATACGAACATATAAAAAGGGAGCTTGATGACGATACTAAATTACCATCTGTTGCACATTACACTGGACCTGAAGACGAGACTATACGAAGTAGCAGCAAAAGATATATAAATAATCTTGCAGAAATAAATTCATATTTACACCAATGGATAGGACGGGAACTTAAAACACGTAGTTTGATTTATTATATGTCTACAGGAGATGTCACTGGTGCTGCTAAATACTTGTTTAATAAAATACGAATTGAGCCGCATTTTAATAATTTATTTGACAAAAATAAAAAATGGTTTTACAAAACAATTTATACTACATTGGATCATTTAATCGCTAAATAAGGAACGAAATGTCTGATATAAATGAATTACTGGCTGCACTAAAAAGTAACTTAGGTTCTGCTGAAGAAATAATCGAAACCCAATCGCTCTTGGAAAAGCGCAAAGATTTACAAGAACAATTCAAACAATCTCCTATTGATGCGACCATTGAACAACTGGTTAAGAATATTGATGCAAACGAAAAAATATTACAAGCAACCAAAAATCTGGTCGAACAAACTGATCAACCAGAATATATTGAAAGTTTCTCCAATGTATCAAAAGCTAATTCCGAAAATCTAAAAATATTGTCATTGTTGATAACTGAACGAGAAAAAATCAGATCGCAAGAAGAACTAAAGAAAAAAGAAATGGAAGAAAAAGAAAAACTGGCAAGGCTTCAGATTGAAAGTAAAGAAAAAATTGCCAAAATGAATATTGAAAGTAAAGAAAAAATAGCAGAAGGTAAAAAGGTTGAACAACCTAAATTACAACAGAATAATATGATGGTTCTGACTGCCACAAGGGATCAATTATTTGATGCCCTGTTCTCTGATAAAAAAGAAGAGAAAATGAAAGAATTGTTAAAGGATAATGGATTAATTCAAGATGCAGAAGTTGTAGAAAGTGTTTGATTCCGGAAATAAGTATTTTTCATATGAAGATAACTATAACAAACAGCAGAAAAATAGAAAACACTGATATAAAATCTTCAAATCTATTTTTAGAGGTAGGGATTACATTGATAGTTGAAAATGATCGTTTGGTGACAGCACAAGGATATGAAATATTGGATGCTAAAGGCACCAAGCATTTAGGTCCTATTGATGTATACGAAGATAATAAACATGTAGGATATAATTGTCAAATAGATGGAAAACCTTTCTTGCGATACAATTGGATTGATGGCATACAATATGTTAAATCGTATGAAAAAGATGGAACTATTAGAGAGTTTGAACACAATCCGCCGTGGTATTCAGAAGAAGATTCAATAAAACGATATAATACGTTTTATAATGAATTTGTTGAAAAAGGTCGGATCGACATAGATAATATATATGATCTGGTTGATATGTGGGGATGGAAAAGACGTGGAATTTAAGAGTTAAATTTACTTGACACCCATCTAGCTGAATGCTATGATGGTGGATGACAAAAACGTATTCAACATTATATGCACGAGCAACCACAGGTAAAATTCTTGAATGGTTTGTAGAACAGGAAGGGGGAAAATACAGAGTTATATCAGGCCAACAAGATGGTAAAAAAGTTGTGAGTGAATGGTCATTAGCAAGTCCTAAAAACGTGGGAAAGGCGAATGAGACTACAGATGTTGAACAGGCAACAATAGAAATTGAGGCACTATATACAAAGAAAAAGAAACAGAAATATAAAGATAAGGTAGAAGACATTGATGTGCAAACATACTTCAAACCAATGTTGGCAAAGAAGTATGTTGATTACAAAGATAAGATTAATGTCTTTGATGGCAATTGGTTGGCACAATTGAAATTTAATGGGTGTGTTTCGGGTGATACCATGATTCAACTGAAAGGTATTAAAGATCCAGTGTCCATAAAAAAAGTCGTGGATGAACATATGGAAGGTAAAGTGTTATCTTTTAATTTCAAAAAAAACCGTAAAGAATATAAAAAAATATTAAATCGCAAATCTTCATTATTTCCTGACGGAAATTGGTTGGAAATAACGTTAGAAAACGGGTCCACTATACAAGTGACTGATAATCATCCTTTTTTCATGCCAACATTGAAATGTTGGAGAATGGCCGGAGAATTAGTAATTGGTGATGAACTATATATTCACTGATAGCATGGCTGTCAGTATAAATACAATGGATGGTATCCATTGATGACATAATTATAGAACATATTTATACCCCTGAAATACACGCCGCAATAGAGTTGGTGAAAACTTTAACACAAAATGATGTTAGAATAACTGTTTGCTTACATACAATAATAAGCAAACAGTTATTATCAAAACTGATCACATATTATTCTAATAATTACATAGCATTGAGATTGCAACACCATATTAAAAAACGGATACATGCTGCAACAATAATTAAGTTCAGAAAAGACTACGGATTACCCGCATCATCTTTTAGTGATTCAGCGAAGCTGAATACGGTCAAAGACCGGAAAAAACATACCCTTCTACAAATATATGGCGTAGATCATCCGTCTAAATCAGAAAAAATTAAAAGACAGAAGGTTGAAAAATCTATAGCTAAATACGGGACCGTGAATGTCTTTCAAGCAGAAGAAATAAAAAAGAAATCCAAACAATCAATGTTTGAACGTTATGGGGTATACCATACCATTGATCTACCACATTTTACACAAAACAATGGCAGAAGAAGTAAACTTCAACAGAAAGTAGAAAAAATTTTAGGAGATTATAACATACCATTTGAAACCGAAATAGGGAAGATATTTAGAAAGTTTGATATAGAACGAAACGAATTTTATTCACCTATAGTAGACATTTTAGTGGAAAATCTCAAACTAGTGATTGAAGTAAATGGTGATCTATGGCACGCAAATCCTTTAATATATAAAGAAACAGATATTATCCAAAGATTTAGAGGTGAAATGGACGCTAAAACGATTTGGCATTTGGATAAAAAAAGATCTTTACAAATAGAATCTTTTGGATATACTGTATTAGTAGTATGGGAAAGCGATATTAAAAAACCAACCTTTGTGAAGGAATTTATAGAAAACATAAAACTACATGAAAATAAAATACATAAAGAAAATACCCCCACAAATTAAATATGACATCGAAGTCGAAACAACTAGTAACTTCTTTGCTAATAGAATACTGATTCACAATAGTCGATGTATAGCAACAAAAGATGGATTGTTTACCCGAACAGGCGAACGCTATATAACCGTTCCACATTTGGAAAAGGATATGGAACCTTGGTTTGAAAAATATCCCGATTCTGTGTTAGACGGCGAACTATATTCACATGAACATAGACAACAATTAAATGAATTAATAAAGTTGGTTAGAAAGACTGTGCATATTACTAATCAAGATTTAATTGATAGTGAAAACATAGTCCGTTATTATGTATATGATGGGGTGTTCCAGGACGGCCAATCATATACAGAACGAAAGGCTTTTATAGATAATAATCTGATGAACATAACACAGTATTGTGCATCTGTTGCCGATGTCCCACTTTCAAATGAATCAAATTTGCATAATTTCTATAATTCGGTCCTTGAACTAGGAGAAGAGGGTATAATGATACGAAATAAAAACTCTTTGTATGAAAATAAAAGAAGCAAGAACTTGCTCAAACTTAAACCTGAAGATGATGATACTTGTATTATCTTGGCTGTGAAAGAAGGTGAAGGAAATTGGAGTAATAAGTGCAAGACATTCACCGTTGAATGGGAAGGCCGAGTTTTTGATGCAAGTCTGAAAGGATCAATGGAAGATGCAATAGATATTTGGAATAACCAAGATCAATGGATTGGAACACGACGAACCTTTTTATATATGGGGCTGACCGGACTTGGGACGCCTTCGTATGCACGAATTGATTATAATAACTGTATTCCATCTATATAATTTATGAACCTGAACTACGAAGCAACATATAAAATTAGACCGTTGAAATGGGAATTGTCCTCTGCGGACTGGCAGACGACATCCACTATATTTGGATTACTCAAAGTGGTGAACTTTAATGGTGGGTGGGGGTGGACGTATTGTTTTGATGAATTTTATGATGGTGAATTTACTTGGTACGAGTCCGAAAAAGAATGTAAACTAAAAGCCGAAGAATTTTATTTGTCTAGATTGAAAGAATTACTAATTGAATTATGAAAACCCAACAATTTAAAGAGATACTAAAATATCGTTTAATCAAAACCAAACGACGTATAACATTTGAAATTATTTTCCAAGATATGGATTTATTTTGTGGTAGAACTGATGATGATTATGATGTCTTCAAAGCGTGTAATGGAATAGAAATTATTTCTAGGAGCCGCATGGATGTTCAGACGGATAGACTATGGTTATTAGGATGTGGTCCAGATGAACGTTCGGGAAGTATGGTATTCTCTTCAGATGAAAAGCGGGATAGAATGTTTATTTTGTTCCAGGATGCTCTCGTAGAGTGGGGTCAATATATAGCCACTTCAGGTGATCAAGTGATGTATAATACTTCCGAGTTGCATATTCTGGACAAAGACACCTTTCAAATAGTTTTATCATAGTATGACATTAAAAGAAAGGGTTGATAAATTAAAAGAATTGGCAACCCGAACACATTATACATGTGAAGACCCGTGGTATAGCTGTCCACTTTCACATGATGGATGTGCAGATGATAGATATGATAAAAACGTCTGTAATTGTGGTGCCGATATTTTTAATCGTATGGTAGAAGAATTATATCAGGAGATTTTGAAAGATTTATGAATGCCAAATTTAAATTGGAACCCAGAGAAAATTTGGCACTGCAAAAAATATTGGACACCCATCCAACTGATTATAAATTTGAAGTTGATGTAATATATGGAAAGCCCACATTTTTAGGCGGACCACCAGCAGTATATGCTATTCCAGGAAAAATTAAGGGCTTTGAAAAGTCATTTGATTTGTCCAAGGAGGAATTTTCTTGGATTAGACTGGGGGATTATATGAAAAGTTTTTCGTTTAATGGTGTGAAATATAATATGTGTGTCGGAATACGGGAAATGAGTTGGAACGATGCGAAAGAAGAATATAGTATAGATCTAGTTTTTAGTTGACAAAACAAAAAATCTGATGTAGGTTAAGATCAAATCAAAAATAAAATATAAATTATGTGCATGTTTACTCAACCTGTTTTAGATGTATCAAATACCAAAATCTTTGCTCGTCTAGATGAAGGATATCAATACTTAGCATATCAAATGGACTTTAGTTCTGAAGATGATGTTGCTATGATTTTACCGCTCCCAACTCCTGCAAATTCAGGAGAAGATGTAATTCAGTTCATTGATTTTAAGAAACATGATCGTTTCTTTGAAGACCTACATCAGTTGTTTGTTGAACAAACAAGATCAATGTATCTTAGTCTTACTAAGAGTTTGTCACCTGATTTGAAAGTTCATGATGTCGGAAATTTTAAGGCTACTTTTGTTCCAACTCTTACTGATTTTGATCGGGTTGATAAACAATTTAAATTTGATGACACAGTGTGGGACAAATTACCACAATATAAAGATTGGAGTTTCGTCGTATTCAAGTTAAAACCTGGAACAGTCAAAGTCCATCCAATGGTATTTAAATTTCCGTCCAGATTTACCGACAGAGTGTATTTTCCTACTATGCACATCCATGATGGCGAAATTCATGATGAAGAAATGTTTAATCATAAATTATATTATCAACCCGAATGGATTAAATCTGGTGATCCCCGAATAAATGGATGGAAGACCGCAACTACTGGATACCAAAATTATTCTGGTGTCTTGAAAGAAAGATTTCCAATTTTACAAAAGGAAATTAATGGAATGCTAGAAAACAATGATCATTGGATTATGATTTAAATGGATATACCACATACATTTCCAGAATTAATAGAATATTTCGCACATACTATGATGAACTAAACGGAGAATATTATTCCCATAGTTTTATTTCCAAATCAGATTTATCAAAATGTTTGATGAGCGATTCACGGAAGAAGCAGATTGATGCAAATATATGTCAGTGTGGTGGTATGTTGAATGATAAAAATCATTTGGATATGGGTGAAATAGATTTGAAGTATTGTGGAATATGTGGTTGTATTTATGTGATGAAAATAATTGAGAAATAAGTTGACAACCGAATTGGTTCGGGCTATTTTAGTATTAAATAGCATATAGCCCATGAAAAAGAAAACGACAGCACTAATAGTAACAGAACTCCGATCAATCTTCCCAGACTATGATTATAATTTAGTCGAATACAATACCTTCAAAAGTCCGATTAAGGTTGGATGTCCAAAACACGGAGTATTTGAAACAACGCCTCGAAATATGATTGAGCGGAAAAAAGGATGTCCATTGTGTGGTGGATACACTGTGACCACTGAAACCTTTATTGTAAAGGCTAGATCCATTCATGGCGATAGATATGACTATTCTAAAGTTGATTATCAAGGCAGTAGCATTAAGGTAGAAATTGGTTGTAAGATCCATAATACATTTTTTCAAATGACACCACATAATCACACAATTAATAAACAAGGATGTGTATTATGTCGGAATGATAGTTTCCGTAAAAGGGAGGGTGAACAATAATATGGGACGCGGAAAAAAATTATCATGTGAAGGTTTTCGTGCTAATGCACAGGAAAGATTCAAAGATCAAGAACATCTATCATTTGAAATTACAAATTATGTAAATGCTGCAACTAAAATTGATTTCACTTGTTTATACCACGGTGTCATCAGTGTTGCACCGGGTGAATTGATGCGTAGTGCAGGTTGTCCAAAATGTTCAAATGAAAATAAAAAACAACCCTGGTCATATTGGACTAAAATATATGATGAAGTTCATGGAAATAAATTCAAATATTATCCAGAAAAATATGTAAATTCTAAAACAGTTATGCCAATTGATTGTCCTGTGCATGGGCAGTTCATGCAAACTCCCGCAAATCATAAAATTCACGGATGTCAAGAATGTGGACATGAAAAACGTGGATATGATAAAAGACTTACTTTTGACGATTTTAAACAACAATGTGAATCAATTAATCCTGGTAAGTTTGAATTTATTGATGATAATTATCAAGGATATAATTATCGTATTGGGATGAAATGTAAAAGATGTGATCAGCCGTTTTTAGCATTGGTTAAAAATTTATTGGATTCTACTGGATATGGATGTCCGCATTGTAAGAATACTGTTATTGGTGAAAAGAATTCTTTAACATCTGAAGAATTTTATGCCAGTATTGGAACAAGACATAATAATTTCTATAGTTATCCAAAGAAAGATTTTAATGGTCTGTATAAACCATTTACCTTTGAATGCCCATTGCACGGTGAAAAAACTACAAAGGCGATTAATCATTATATTGGACAGAAATGTAATGAATGTGGCCTTAAAGCTATCGGTGATGCATCTAGATATACATTGGCAGATTTTCTTAGAATCAGTAGTGAAAAGCATGAACCTGGAAGATATAATTATGATAGATCTGTTTATGGAACTTCTATAACAAAAATTGAAATTGGTTGTAATAAATGTGGAACATATTTCCATCAAATTGCAGATGTTCATATGAAAGGTCACGGTTGTCCACATTGCTTCACACCAGATTCTAAATGGGAAATAGAAATCAAAGATTTTATTACCAGTCTCGGCATACCATCAGAGAAAAATAATTCCATATTAAAAGGTAAGGAAATTGATATTTTTATACCAACAAAAAAATTAGGAATTGAATGTAATGGGATTTATTTCCATTCAACCAATGGCGGAAACAAAGATCCAAATTATCATTTCAATAAGACCGAGATGTGCATAGCATCTGGTATCCAGCTATTGCATATATGGGAAGATGAATGGAGAGATCGAAAAGAAATTTTAAAGTCTTTAATATCATCTAAATTGGGAATTATATCAAATACTGTATATGCACGTAAATGTTATATAAAAGAAGTGAGTGTGGAAGATGCTAATAAGTTCATTGAGGCCAACCACATTCAAGGATTTGTGGGAAGTTCAGTGAAACTGGGGATGTATTACCTAGATGAACTAGTTTCGTGTATGACGTTTCGAACACACGAAGATCATCAATGGGAATTGAATAGATTCTGCACCAAAATCAATACCAGAGTTATTGGTGGAGCTAGTAAACTGTTAAAATATTTTATAGATACCTACAATCCTGAACAAATCGTTTCATTTGCAAATAGACGTTATAGTGATGGAAAATTATATGATACTTTGGGATTCGCTTTTATTCATGTAACTGCTAAGTCTTACTATTACACCGATTATAAACATACATATCCAAAGAATGGATTTAGGTTGGAGAAGTTAAAACGGAAATATCCAGATTTTGATCCAAATAAAACTGAGAACGAAAATGCAATAGCATTAGGATTTGATAGATTATATGATAGTGGATTAAAAAAATATCTTTGGTCAAAGCATTCGTAACTTACAAAAAGAAACCCCGTAAGGAATCAACCTTACGGGGTTTTTGATTTTATATACTAATAGCTATTAGCTGAAATAGCGAACGGCTGTAGCAGCAGGTGCATAACTTGTGCAATCGGTCAGAGCGCGATTAAGTTCCTTGACTAGGATCAAGTGATAGTAGTTTTCACTACCAAATAGATTATCCATAACCGCATAACGGGTGAGCAAACCAACGCGAGGCTCAAACGAATTTGGGGTGATTGTGCGCTGCACGAGAACAGGAATATAAGGGCAATAAACCAATCCAGTATCCCAGTATTCACTACCCTTATAACCAAGTAGCGCATATTCTACAGGTTCTGCACGCATACCGGCCAAATACTGTGCTTCAGTTCTGGTATCACGATAGATATTAAACTGACCAGCAAGGCTACCGACACGAGCAACACCATTAGGATGTGCCATCACATCAGAACTTACACTAAATGGGTTGAACTCTTTAAGGAGTTGAAGAATAGTGCAAACTTTAGGTGTTGCGATAATGAAGTTAGCAGGACCTCTACGGTTTTTGATTGCCATACGGTTTGCTTCGGTAACGATCTTAGCATAGAAATCTACGCCACGTTCACCCAACCAACGAGCATCAGCAAGTGATGGACGCCAGATAGAATAACCGTTATTGATACCCGCATTAAGTGCAATCTGAATCATACGCATTACCATTTCACGGTCGATTTCGGACTGAATTTCATATGACATGACGTTAGTCATTTCGGCATCAATATCAATACCGTTCATATTCATCAAATCCTGTTCGACTTCCATTGACCAACCGCTTGCAAGTCTACGAGTTCCAGCTTCAACAGCTTTCTTCTCGATCTTGAGAGACATAGTTGGGATGTTTGAAGAGGCTTCGAAGTGACTTAGAAGCTGTGCAACACCAGTGTCATAACCAGGAACGAAGTCAAAGCAAGAACCGCTAGTAGAATTACTAGTAGTTGATCCCAAACCACTTAGACCAGCAGCAGTAATACCAGTATGAGCAGTATTAAGTTTCTGATAACCAGCTTCAGTATTAACTAGATGTCCGGTAGGGAAGGTCTTAGAACGATCACAGTCGGAATCAGTATAAGGACTACATGCAAGAGGATCAGTATCATAGAAGTAACGCATTGCAAATGCCAGACCAACAGGACCGCTCATAGGTTGAACACCTACGATTTCATGAGTGATAAGCTCAGGGAAAGTTCTGCGAATCATTGGAATCAATGTCTTAGGAAGACGTGCATCACCAGGAGCATACCAATCTGAGGACTTGAGTGCATTACCATACTGACCATTAGTAGTAGGAGCAGAACCAGGAGTTCCACCGCCCCAAGGAGCAGATGCAAGAGTTCCGCCACCAAGAATAGGGGATTCTTGTAACAGACCTTTATCTTTAAACCATTTTTCCTGTTGTTCAAGCACCATTGCGGTTGCAAGGCGTTTGTGATGACCGGTAACAGGGGCCGTTTGTGCGTCTTCGAAATCGAGCATTGCGCTCCATTTATTCATTAGACCTTGAGCACGATCCTGAGTCATAAGACTAGGAGCAGACTCGACGAAATTAGATGGGTGTAATTGTGCCATATTTTTTGTATTTATTGTAATCGAATTATTTTCTGAATTTCAAACCTTCTGAATACATTGCCATTACAGGGTCTGTATAAGATTCGGTTTGAATTTCATTTTGTTTTCTTGTCTCATCAGCAACAAGTTGCGCACGATCAACAATCACGTTTTTATGTTCACTTAGAAGTGTAGACTTTTCAGTTTTTTCCTTACGAGCATACATTTCTAGGACATACGAAATATTTCGCTCAATATAATCAGGTGATTTACCTTCTAATTGAGCTTTTACAAATTTGGCCTGTTCGATTGGTAGATTTGCAGTTTTTTCAACAATCAGTGCCTTTGATTCTGCAAGTAGTTTCTGTCTTTCTAGTTCCAGATTTTTCTGTGCAAGGGCTTCATATTGAGTCTTCCCTTCTACAATTCCTTGTTTGAGGCTTTCAGAAATATATTTTTTATCAATACCCAGAACTTTACGAGCTTCGTCAAGTTGCTTCTGAACATAAGTATTTTTAGCCGCTTCTTCTACGATCTTTTGTGGGATTGCTTTTTCTAGATAATCGTCAAGATAGGTATTAATAGATTCGACTAGTGTATCACGATGTTGAACCGCTTCTTTTTGAATTGCATTGTCATACAAATTTTTTACCATCAACAGTTTTTTACCATAAGATTCTTCCAATGTGGTTTTTACCTGAAGCATTTTCTTACAGTGATCTTCATCTACTGATTTACGATAATCATTGAATGTGCTTTCCATTCTTTCCAGAATAGTCTTGGTTTGTTCTGCATGTGTTTCATCCATTTGCTGAAGTTCAAGATCTACACGTTCAGTAACTTTTTTATCCACTGCTTCAGCAATTACGCCTGAAATTGTGGTTTTAAGTTCGTCAGTGAAGATTTCTTTGTCCAGACTTTCAAAAATTGAATTTAATTCTTTATCCATGATAAGTTATTTATTATAAAGTAATTATTTCTTAAAAACTGATATATTAACACCTTCTGCATTAGCTAGTGCTTCGGCAAGATCTCCCATAGCAGGCATGGTGTGATGAACACGTTCCCTTTCACCTGTGATAACACCACCATGATCATCTACGTGTATGACCTTTACTATCCAGTTAGCCAAATCCGTCATTTGAAAATCCAACACCTTATCTTTACCAACATATCCATCTACAATATTACCTGGTTGGAAATATATTTGTAGTGCTTTTTTGAGTTGTTTAGGTGTTAATTTGAAGGTTCCTGGTCTGGCATACCTATATTTTCCTTCAGAAACTATTTTTTTTTTCGTTGGTCGATTCTTTAATCGCATTATATGCCGCATCAAATCGTTCTTGATGTTTGAGATCAATCACCTTTTGTAGATCAGTATTTGCAGCAGCCCAGTCTTCGTTACTGAGATTGAATAAAAATTTTTGAATATATTGTTGAACTTCGCCAGCCATAATCTAATTATTTACAAAAATAAAGATTTTTGTTGACCAAGTAAAATATGGTGATATTGTTCAGCATGTATTTTGAACAACTAACAACACCGACCATATATGGTTTAGGTGATACTCACGACCTGGGAATATGCCGTAGAATCATAGAAAAATATGATTTAACAGACTGTGTATTGATCGGTGTTGGTGATCATGGTGAGGGTTTCGGCCAAAATCCGATTGAGCGTGATGCACCAGTATTATTCAATTTATTAAATCCGACGTTGGTTGAAAGAAATATTAAATTTCTGGTTATAAGAGGGAACCATTCTAACCCCGATTATTTTATACCTGACCATTATTTTAATACAAATCTATCAAACATTGAGTTTGTTCAGGATTATTCATATAAAACTATCAATGATAAAGCCTTTTTATTTGTTGGTGGTGCAACATCTATTGATAGACAAACTAGAACATCTGGTATAGACTATTGGAAAAACGAAGAGTTTGTCTTGCCCTCTGATTTATCAACATTGAAACCAGTAGATGTGTTAATAACACATTCTACTGCTACTGAATGTCCGCCGTATGGTTTTGCAAATATTACTGGTTGGTTTACAGACGATCCGACTCTAAAAAACGAATTGATTACTGAACGGCAAAATATATCAAAATTGATTGAGCACGTTAATTGTTCACAAGTATATTTTGGCCATTTTCATCAAACTATATCTGAACGGATAGACAACATTTTTTATCGCGGTCTTGATATAAATGAAGTAATATCCATCTCTAACTATCTACAATGAACACACCTAAAGAACAAACATATATAGATCAGGAAGCATCAAAATTAGCAAATTTGTTGTTAAAACGTATTGCGGATTATGTTGAAGAGACATACGATGGTGTGTTATCCCCGACTGACTCAATAGATTTGGATATTGAATATCGGGCGGTAAACAATCAGCAAAAGTTTAATGAATATGCACTACCCATAACCAAGGCAGTTGTTAAAAAAATTAAACATATGATGTATGATGACCGAAAGGTTTTGGTATCTACTATAAAGGATAATCTCTGGCAGGACCTGTCCTCAACGACAATCAATCTGATTATTAGGCCATATACATTTTGGGAAAGAATGTTTAAATGAAAGTAAACAATATAACACGAAAACATGCACGGTATTGGGATTCACCTGTTGATCCTGATAAAGATATTTGGATTTCTATTGAAGAACCGGGTTTAGAAGAATCTGTGGTTAGGGATTCTCCGTTAGAAAAACTACCACATCTTCGTATTGCATTCTGGGATATTGTTAAAATAACTCAGGGATTTGGATTAGACGAATATTTTTATCCACCCACAGAAGACGATGCAAAACAAATAGTTGATTTTATATTAGCTCATCCAAATAAGAACGTGGTAGTGAACTGTAAGGCCGGGGTCTCCCGCAGTTCAGCTATTTCACGATTTTGTTCAGAATATTTAGGATATGAATGGGATGCCGAAGGATTTACACGAGCAGTTCCAAATCAATTGTTATATGATATGATGGTAAAATATCATAATAAACCAAAGAAAACTGTTATCAACGACAAAAGGAGAAAATAACATGGAAGAAACTAGACATCATGGATGGTATTGGTGGGAAGGACATGCACCAGAAAAGAATGTATTCGGACACCAATATACTGCTAAATCAAATTGGGTGGTGAAATGCTGGACATTTGAAGGAGAAGGATATGCGACCTCTGCAAATTGGAGAGAGCCAATGAGACAACAGGATATGTCGAAAAATGGAAAATGGGGACCACAAGTTATATGGGATAAAACTAAAAAAGATATCCAACAAGTTCCTATATGTTTGGATAGTATTCTGAAAAAAGTTAATCAATCCAATATTGGTCAATATTGGATTGATGGTGTCCCTAATTATGAAGAATGGGGGTATCAGAACCAAGATTAAAAATCAAATGAGAAAGTTAATTTACAATAACATCGTATGGGAATATAGTGTTGGTAAAAAGTTTGTTCTTGTTAGAACCAAGACATTGCGCAAAAGAATCTTAATTGAGAAACACCGCTGTCCACATTCTGCATATTATGCATGTGAGTGTTGCGGATTTCAATTCTGGAAAGGTAGTATTGAAGAAACTCAACTTTTATCGGATGGTTGGGATCACGGATTATATCTAAAAATCGCAATAAAGCCGCACCACATTAAACAATTAATAGAATATCACACTAAAAAGATATGAAAGACTTAGAAATAGCAGAATTTTAACTATGAGAAAACAACAAACCGGAAAACTAGCAAGCAAGGAATTAAATGCTGTGATAACATCACACAAAAACTATGATACATATAGTAATATCAGCAACATCAAAGAAATTGGGATTTTACTTAAAATGTATCGTTCCATTTATAGTGGTCACAAAAAAAGAGCATCGAAATTATTTGGACAGTTGCCTACATTTACCAGATCTCAATTACCTAAATGGGTAATAAATTATTTTGTGTCTGAAAATGATATGATGACATACGAACAGTGGAAACTGTTTGGGCGTCATGTGCGCAAGGGAGAAAAATCATATATCAGAAATCCCGCAGGACAATGTTTGTTTTCAAAGAAACAAACTAATGAATATAAAAATAAAAACAGATATCCAGAAGAAGAGGATGAATTGATTGAAGCATATGGTTCTACCGGACAATATGAAGGACAATGGTAAAATTGATTTGACAACGCACATCAGATGGAGTATAATAAAACATGTTAACAAAATCTAAAAATCACAATACAAATTATTTGGCTTCAATCGTAAAAATCGAGTCTTTTAGGCCACATCCGAATGCAGATAAACTTAAAATTGCGACATTGCACGGCAATAATGTAATTACTGGTATTCAGGCAGAACCTGGAATATATTGTTATTTTCCGTTGGAATGTGCGCTCTCTAAGGAGTTTCTTTCGTATACCAATTCATTTAGAGAATCTGTCCTAAATTTGGATAAAACTAAGAAGGGAATGTTTGAACAGTCTGGTAGGGTAAAGGCCCTCCGCTTACGTGGGGCTCCTAGCGAAGGATATATTATTCCGGTTTCGGTTCTAGAAGACTTTAGTTTAGGCTTTCTGAAAGCACCAATATCTATTACCGATAAATTCTATGGAATAGATTTTGACCAAATTGGTGATCATCAGATTTGTCAAAAATATATTCCTAGAGGACAGAGAACCCCTGGCATACCAGGAAAGAAATCAAAGGGAAATACCAAACGATATGAATCTAAGTTGGTAGAAAATCAGTTTAAATTTCACTATGATACTGCACATTTAAAACGTGAGGTGAATAATATTCAACCAAATGATTTAATTGCAATCACAAACAAAATTCATGGGGCGAACTTCATTGTAGCCAATGTATTGACTAAGAGACATCTTGGTTGGAAAGATAAGATCGCTAAGTTTTTTGGTGTGAAAGTCCAGGAAACTGAATACGGTATGCTTTACAGTTCGAGAGCAGTTATAAAAAACGCGACATTCAATGATGAAAAAGAAAACAATCATTTTTATGATGCCGATATTTGGAAGATAGTGGCAGATCGACTATTTCCGTGCTTGAAGGAAGGTATTACTGTGATTGGTGAAGTTTATGGTTATACTCCATCAGGCAGTTTTATCCAGAAGAATTATGATTATGGTTGCGCTCCTGGACACCTTGATTATGTGGTATTCCGCATGACCTATACAAATCCAAAAGGTGATGTATTTGAATTCAGTCATAAACAAGTTCAAGAATATTGTGCTCGTTTTGGAATCAAGACACCAGAAACATTTTATCATGGATTTGCAAAAGATTTATTTGATCTGGATATTGAAAATCATTGGCATGAAAACTTTTTGAATAAAATGATAGAGACTTATTTGGAAAAGGATTGTCATCTTTGTAAGTCTGTTCCTGGGCTACCATCAGAGGGTGTAATCTTGCGTAAAGATTCAAATGTTGATTGGGAAGTATATAAATTGAAGAGTTTCCGCTTCTTACAGAAGGAGAGTGAACAACTGGATACTGGTGTGATTGACATAGAAACTCAAGAAGCAAATAACGAAGATATCAATGAATAAAGAATCGAGAAATCGTCTAGGTGAAAAGGACACCGCTAGAATTAGTGGAAACGTTGGTTTGAGTCCAACTTTCTCGACCATATCAAAGAAGAAAAAAGCTGTTCTTTGGTCCCGACTTAGAAAAGTGGATAGACAGATATCTAAATTGTTGGGACATTCATGTTCAATAAAATATATGTTGGATTCTGACTGGTATCACAAAGTTTGGCCAGAAAGAATTGGTAAATTAATAAAATTGGATCTGAAGAGAAAACAGATTAGAAATCAATTAAAAGGGTATGGAAAAGTTTGAATTACCTACATTTGAATTGACTTCTGATGAACATGGAAGTATCTTGTTGGAAGAAAAACCAGAGCACTATATGGCACGGATAGTTCGTTATCATATGGAAACCAAAAATGAATTAATTAGAAAAGCCTTGATCCTACAAGGATGGACACCTCCAGGTGGATTAACAGAAGAAGACTTGAAATAATATGAATAAAGAATTGCCAAAAGATTTGACCAAAAATGTTTGGACCGAAAAAGCAAAGGAAGAAGCTAGTCGTGTCGTGATGGATGCATTATCCGGTGGATTGACATATAAACATGAAAAATTAAAAAGTGATGAAGATATTCTACGAGAATGTCTTAGGCTTTTACCGTGTGGCTATATTCCTTATCATACCAAAGATAAAATTCCACGTATGATTCAAGACCTGCTCGAAGAAATAAAACCTCAATGGACATATCATGATATTATTTTAGATTTATTGATTGGTATTGAAGATTGGTATAATCGAGGAAACCCCCTTCCAGATGAAATAAAAAAACCTTATTTAGAAGCCACTAGGTTTTTATATGGCGAAGAAGATTATCAAAAAGAATTAGAAAAACTAAAATAATATGAAAGAAATAAACGAACAAAATAAAGAACATATCCTAAAAGGTAAAAAAGTAGTAGTAAAATTTGGCGCACCCTGGTGCAATTCCTGCAAAATGTACGATCAAGTATTAGATATACTTTATTCACATGAAATATATTTCATGTGATGTTGACACGAACACTGATTGGGCCAATAAATTGTCAATTCGTGCAGTTCCAACCACTATTTTATTTGACAATGGTGTGGAAGTCCGTAGATTGACAGGCATCCAATCAAAAGAAACAGTATTAAAATTATTTGAATAATATGCAAATAGATAAAACCGAAAAAGAGTTTAAAGAGTTTCTAACTACCGCATTGCCAGACGTTATATGTGATTATCTGAAATCACAACAAATCAGATTTGAATACGATAATGATCTATTAGCAATAGAACATCAGGAATTCCTTAAAAAGGAATATTTCGCTTTTGGTTGCAAAGAATGCTGCTTGGATGAAAATAATCAAGAATATTCACACCAAGAAATGCGTTGGATGTGGAATTGTTTGTGTGGTAAACATGAACGATTAGTAGATATCCGTGTTTGTAAAAAATGTGGCCACGAAATACCAACAATTATACTTTGCGCATAAATTATGGAACTACTAAAAATTCAAGAACTACTATACCAAGCATTTGATTTCTTCAATAAAGAACTGTCTGACAATTCTTTACCAAAACCTGTGATCACTGTTCTTTCAAGAGGAACTAAAAAGCGAGCACTGGGTTGGATGTGGCGAGATAAATGGCAAGTTGGGTCTGATATTCAACATGAAATTTCAATCTCTGCTGAAACACTAGATCGTCCATTCGAAGAACTGTGCCACACATTATTACATGAAATGGCACATTTATATAATGTTCATGCCAATATAAACGACTGTAATCCTGCTGGCAGGCACAATAAAAAGTTTAAGAAAACCGCAGAAAGTGTTTTCAAACTAGAAGTTCATAATGATCCAAAATTAGGATGGGCATACACTAATCTAACTGATGAAAGTCGGGCACTGGTAGATCAGTTCAAACAACAGGCTGTTATCAAAGAATGGTCGTTAAAACGGCTTGATCCACAAAAACCAGTGGTAGAAAAAGTTCATACAATTCAACTTACACAAGATCATAAAGAATGGTTAAAAGAACAGGCTGAAGAAGAAGGTATTAAACCCCGTGAATTACTTGCCAAAATTATTGAACAATATAAATATAAACTTGAAAATGATGGACTACTGGGAGAAGATGCGGTTGATGGCAGAGCTACCACTGAAAGCATTGCCGATCAGGAAGACAATCAAAATGATAGTTGATTCACAAACAGAAGCGGTTACATTAGAAGAAGCAAGAGAACAAGTTAAAAAATATGGAAAATATGGTTCGTAAATTTATTCATCTATTATTCCCCACAGCATCATCACATAAAACTGTATGGGTTGGATATTATAATTTACAAATTGAGTATGATACACCATTTCAAGGAAAATGGAAAGAACACAAAACTTGTAGATTGTATGAAGTCCGTGAATCGTATTCACCGGACGAAAATCGGTTTACTGATCCAGACAAATATCTTATACGTGATGTATATTGCATGTATGTTGAACCGTGTGATGTTGAGAATATGCGGTTTCAAGATAATAGAATTTATTTTGATGTTGAGAAATATAAGTCCGGTGTATTAGAAATGTATTCGTCTATACGACCTTTAACTGGTCCAGTAGGTCTTTCATTTGCAATGAGAGAATTCTATGATATAAAAGAATTACCACTAGAATGTGATAAATTGATTAACCAGAATTTTGAAAAATTAACACTATGAATGAAAATAATACTGAAAGCGTTAAAGAATACGGTCCCTATTGCGGAACCTTTGATCCAGTCGTGGAAAAGACTTATATGATGCATACGGATTTGGAATCTGGTAAATTAGTATACACCAAAGAAAACCCTGAAGATGATGAATTAGTTCGAAACAAGATATTAAGTCTACAGAAAGAAAACAAAAAATTACATGAAATGTTGACGGAAGCTAAATCTATCACATTAGATTCTGATGGGTTTTATAAGAAATATGTGCCGTGTAAAGTTTTGAATAAATATTATAAACCAGGATTTTTCACAAGAAAGTATTATTTTACAATTGAAATATGCGGTGATGTGCAAGATATTAGAGTAAATGCGAAAAACTTTTACAAAGATTTTGAAATGGATAAAATTTTGATGAAATCAGAAGATCAAAAGACGTGGTATATTGCATATAATTAAACTATGAGTGAAGAAAAAGAACAAACAACTGAACTACCAGAAATCATACCAATCCAATTAGAATTGGTGCCTCTGCCTTATCGTAAAGCATGGAAGAAAATCTTGACGAAGGAAAAAGAGGTGATTGCGGACTCAACTATTGTTGGACCTTCAAAAGTATTTGCCGATCTTTCTTATCCTTTTTGTATCAGCCTTATCAGCCCTGATCAGATGGTAATCATTTTTAAAATGGTGAAAAAAAGTCAATTGGAGGGAGGGCAAGACGAAATTAAACAATTCGGATTTCCGATTTCCCGTAAGACATGGAGAAAAGATATTTTGAAACTAGCTAAAAAAGTGGATGGAAAAGGTGAATAATAAATTGAAGGTGAGTATGATAAACAAACTTAAAATGGTTGGTTGGATATTATGGTATTTCTTTTGTATGGTTTTGATCATAATGCTGTTCATTACTACTTTGGGAATATTAATGGCCCTAGCAGGACCATACATTAAATGGATAATATTGATACTATTGTTAACAATTATCGGCAATTTTTCGTATCAATTAGCAAAACATAAACTAGGTAAATAGTTATACAATCAATATACTGTGTATGGTGTCGGACACAAGACAATCAAATTTGTGAACTTAAAAAAGGTAACTATCTAGATTGTTTATCAGAATTTTATAATTGTGAAGAAACATCAATGATAGATGTTGCGTTATTCGGTCCAATTGGTTACGATTATCACCATATTTTGAAAAATAATATAGACCTCTCCCAAAATCCTAATATCGAGGTATATTGTTAATCAAACAAATTTCTAATCCAACTGGTTTTTGGTATATCTTCTAAATTTTTATCAGCCCGTTCTTTTGCCCTTTTCAATTCAAAATCGGTGAAAAGTAAAGGAACTTCAGTTTCGTCTTCTAGTTGAACACGAATATAATTATAATTAGTGTTCGCCGCAAAATGTGGATTTTTATTTCCCACGGTTTTTAGATCAGATATTCTTGCCATATTATCGAAGTCCGATAGACTGTTTAATGTATTGTAACTTATTCTGGATCAGCATTTTAGCCCTGCTAATTTCATCTGTGGGGTCATCTCCTACTGGAAGATTTTGTAGTGCGATCATCAATTTTTTATAATCATGTTTCATCTCTTCGATTTCTGACGGAGAAGGTTTATATATGTGTGATTCACCAACTGGCTCTACTACTTCTATCTCTGGATGCATGTCCAATAGCTTTTTGGCTAAGTCTTGGATTTTTCCTGCACGATAATAAGTGTCTTCGCCAATTTGTTTACGAAGTTTTTTGATGTGGTTTATGATCTTAGTCGCAATCTCAGTCTCTGTAATTTCGTCTTCAATGGTTTCTTGTTCACCACAATCACCTTCACAGTCAGGCGGCTCAGTAGCAACCGTAATCGGCCCTACTGGTGTAAGCGTTGCAGATGATGCAAGATCGCTCAAAATATTTTCATAAAGGGTATCAAAATTTTTAGTCATTTGTTTTTATTTATTGAAACACAATTATTGACTCGTTTTCCGTTTTTTATCTTAGTCCCCTGTTTTTTATAACCAGACCAACATTTTATTTCAGTCATTATCTGATTATAAATAGATTCAAATTTAGGAAAATTTGTGGCAATACTTTCACGAATATCATCTGATTTATCATTAAATCTTTTTGATAAAGGAATAATATTGCTTTCATTGTCATAAGTCACTGGATCAGCAGATTTGATTTGATTTGTATAGAATAACGCCATGTTATTTATGCCATCTTCTTTAACATAAAGTCCATCAAATTTTAACGATCTGATAGCTTGTAATGTGGCGGTGTCTTCCAGTCTTTCCCATACACCACTTTTTATCGCTTGGATACCAATTTTTCCTAGACTGGTTGCTATTGCTAATTTCTTAATATGTGCATTATTTGTATAATCAAATAAATTCGCGGATTTAATGAAAAGTTTTTTTATTTTTGCATCTGGATTATTTTCAATCCATTTTTTGGCCCACACATAACTTGGTGTTACAAAAAATACACCTTTTTTGTTTAAATTGAATTGTGTAAATCTATTCAGTGTCGCATGATAAACATAGTCGTTAGCATAACCATTAGATTTTGCCACCATATCTACCATTTTTTGCACAGTTTCCATATCACCACGGTTTACCGCATGCAAATATTGGTCGTCTATATTAGAAACAGATTCTTCCATTTTATTTAACTTTGTATAATATTTAGGATCTTCTTTTAAATGAGATGCCGCTATTTTAGCCGTCATTTGGGCATCGCCGTGAGTCACATCCTGATGTTCTTTTTCTACATCCATTCCCATCTTTGCTTGTTTTTTATCGAACTTTTTTAACTGTTTGGGAATTTTTGAAGACATATAAGATTATTTAACTTTTTGTTTGACATGGAAAACCAAATGTGGTATGTTACACAACTTATGATAACATCACCAATACAACCAGCAAGTGAAGTAAAAACTATGACAATGAATTATTATCTATCTGGAGAATATGCCAAATACATTAACCATGAAATTGAAGTTAATAAAAAATGCGGTAAAAATGCATTTCTCACGGAAATTCCCAACTCACTTTTTGTTACATTTTCCGAAAAAATAGCCTTGTTGGGATATAAGACGATCTCGATTAAAGAATACGATTCCTTTACAAAGTTTATTATTTCTTGGGATATTTGATTGATACGGAATACCCACTAAAAGAATTAGATGCATTTAATGAATTTTATGACTAAAGAAATATTTTGGATAAATGATACAGGATGTCAAACCTTATTGGGCTTTTGTAATATTGAATATCCTGCTAAAAGAGGTAATAACATAAGTTACGGTGAAAAGAAACTGTGTAATCTAAATGCCGAAAATCTACATTATTTGTTGAAAACCAAATAGTAGAATTTCCGATCAAATGTGAGATCGAAGATGATCAGACTTTGATGTGTGTAGATGAACGAATCCCCACAGAGTTTTTGATTGATACTAGGAAAGACGATGCAGAATGGAGAAAACATGCGGTTCATCAATTTACATTGAGTGGAGACGATTACATTCTAAATGGGTATAAAATTACCCAAACATGGGATGAAGGAATTGTATGGTGTCCGTATATTCCAAAAATAAAGAATATTGGAAATGAATAAAGAAGAATTTATACAACAATTTGTATGCAATTATACGGCAGATTACATGGTTAATCGAACAACCACTGGTTTTGTCGTTCCATCAGATTTAACAGATAAAGCCATTGATATGGCTAAACATGTTTGGCGGTCTTTAGAAAACACTAAACATTCACATAAAAGGACATCACCGGTGACTGGTGAAGAAATGGATATGTTTGGATGGGCAAATTAGAAATGAAGGCGTTTAATATCATCCAAAAATTCTTGTGTATAATCACCTTTGTATTTGGTATCCATCATATGTTTAAATGATGGAAAATCTGTGTAAACGTCAATTTTATGCGATGGCACCTTTATTTTCTGTGAACTTCCATATATAGCGATATATTGATCATCCGATTGCTCGTTGTAGTGATTGCGTTCTTCGTCCGTCAACGAACGATAATCTTTGGCTAAAAGGAATGGTAGACCATTCCATCTTGCGCTTGAAAGAAGCATGGTAGTGGTTGGCGACGGTGGGTAATTAGGGTCGGAATCTGGAAACCATTCAGAATCTAATAAACTATATTTGGATGGATCTTGTTGAGTTCCAAAGACAAATTTTTCTATTTTCACACTTTGATCTTGAGAAAAGTGTGAACCTATGCATAATATTCTATTTGGAGTAGGTTTTCCCGCCTTATCTACAATATAGTTCTTTCCCTTAAAAGATGTATCACCGTCTCCATGAAAAACAAAATTACGGTTTACAGGAATAACGGTATTTGCTAATGATACTAAGGGTGTCGATAATGCGGCTTTGATGAACGATCTTTTTGTCATATCAAATTACTTATATGAAACTCGGGAACAAATCAAATTAGATCATCTGCATGAGACGTTGGAATCCTTCTAGAATATGCTTGTTTATCGCATCTCTGTGATGCGTTGGATATTTAGAAAGATGTTTTTCAAATTTTGCAAAGGCTTCTGCAACATGACCATCATCTGCGATAATGAATTCTTTATTTTCTAAAATACCTTTTACGAAACCCGTATCAGGGTTATTAAGAGAACCACCTATGCTCGGGTCATATACGCAGTCAATTGAGCACAGGGTCAAATTCCTTACTCGGGACACACCTGCTGATTCTTCTACATTCCCAACCGCCCGACTTGACATTCCCAAAGAAAAGCCGTCATTTATCAGTGATTCCATAATGCGACCACTAGGAGTAGATGCAACCAAGGATTTTCCAATATATAGTTTCCCTTCCTTTTTGAGGCTCAGGATGCGGTGGCAAATTTTTGAAAGATCAATTTCTGGAGATGCTTCATGATTAAGTGTTCCACCAGCACGTTGACGATTAATGAAATTTTCGGTAAAGATTTCCACTGCTGGTGCTAGATCTTCTTCTTCATAAATTCTGTTATTTTTGTTACGTTCGCCGGTGAGCAAGTAACTTCCCTGCACATACAATCTTTTCTCCGAATCTCTGTTTGTTTGTTCATATACGAATTCCAGGTCATAGCTAGCTGATTCGGCTTCAGTAATAAGTTTCAATTTACGCATATATTATATTTATTGAATAGAATCAAAATTTCTAAGAGTTCCCACATCATGTCCACGGGCTTTCATAAAATTCATCAATCTTCCTTTTTTTGCTTTTGTTCATCCATATGTTCAGTTGTTGCTAAAAAGTTAAGCATCAGTCTCTCGTATAAAAATCCGGTAGTTGCTCCAACAAAAGGCATAGTAATCACATAAAACAAAAACCAATCATTTAATGCCAACCACACACAAACCAATCCATATGTCCAACCGACATGTGTGCCAGTGCAGAAGCCACATCCACCTAACTCTTTCAAAAATTGTGATCTCTCCCACAATGGTCTGAGTCCGATTTTATCCATAATCGTAGCTTGAACAAAAGTCCAAACCACACCACTGACCGCCAGTAAAATAATAATCAATTTAACGATATCCATGTATATAATTTAATAAAAGGAAAAATGCTTTTCAACTTGATAAACTGTTCACCATAGGCTATATTCTAAAGATGAACATCAAACAAATTCTTAAAGAACTGGGCATCCCATCGAACGAAATTAAATCTCGTTTGTCAAACAAACAGATCAAATTAAATGGTGAAAATTTTGATTATTCTACAGATTTGAATGTTGATGAAAAACATGTAGAACTGGGAGATTTCATTTATGATAATATTCAACTTTTTGGTCATCCATTAATGTCATTATATTTGGGTGATATTCAATATCTATTTGATGTGCCGCTTAATTGGAAGCGAACTACTGATCAATCCAGACAATTATGCGAACTGCTGGAATCCCATATTTGTATATCCACGAGTAAAAAACACCATTGGGTCTTTA